GATTACAATGCAAACAGTGATGATGTGTGTAAAGTCGAATTATTAAAAGTTATAAACCTATTGTATTAATGGCAACGAGAACACCCTTGTATTTAGATTTTACTTCGGGAGAGGTAAAAGAACTTGACGAAGATGATTCTATTGACATGAACCCGACCAAAATAACCGGCGATTTTACCGGCGAGGGAGGGAAGTTTTTAATGGCCTCTTTAACAGAGGATTCGCTTGAATTTGCCACTGTATCAGGTGGTAGCGGGTTGGCTCAATATCAAGTAAGACGATTAATAAGAAGATAATATGAAACTAACAACAACAAATGATAAACTGCAAGTAGTTTTAGGTAGTGCAGTCACTACTAATCAGCTACAATGTTTAACAACTTATAAGGTTTATACAGCTACCACAACGGTAGATGGAAAACTTGCGGTTAACACTAATAGTACAACGGATGTGGATTTAGCCGGGCCACCTTCATCAGGTGAAACGTATGACATCCAAAACATCAATATCTATAATAACGATACGGTTGCTGCAACGGTTACGATTAAGTTAGATGTAAGCGGAACAGAAACCATACTTTATAAGGGTGTGGTTGGTGTTGGTGATGTGATAAGTTGGACTGGTGAAGGGGGATGGAAAAATACAAGTAATAACGTAACACCGTTACTAAATAATAAGTATGTTATAAGCGGTGCGTTATATGAGACATTTGACAGAAATTTATGCGATGAAGTTAATACTTCATTGCTTTCATCGGGTCGTTTAAGTTTACAGGCTATTTGGTTGCCAGCAGGTGTAACAATTTCATCAATATCATTTTGGAGTGCAACAACAGCAGCAGGAACTCCAACCAATCAGTTGTTCGGGTTATTTGATAACAACTTGAATTTATTAAGGTCAAGTAATAACGATACAACAACAGCATGGGCAGCTAATAGTAAAAAGACACTTTCACTAACAAGTTCTTTCATTACTACATATTCAGGTATTCATTATCTGGGTATAATGGTTACAGCCACCACAGTACCAACAATAAAAGGAAATACAGCAAAGACAAATGGAGCATTAAATGCAGCCGCCCCTTCAATGGGTGGTACTTCAAACACTGGATTAACGACAGCATTACCAGCAACGGCAAATGCGCCGGGTACAGTAACTACTTCATTTTGGGGGTGTGTAAGTTAGGGGGTTAAAAACATAAATATTTAGATATGGCAGATGTTATAATAGGGGCGAAACTCCAGGTAGATAGCGGCGATGCGAATAATTCGGTTCGCAACTTTAAGAAAGAGCTGAAAGATGCTCAGGCTGAAGTTGTGGCGTTAACGGATAAATTCGGTGCCACTTCCGAGCAGGCAAGGGCGGCAGCAAAAAGGGCGGCAGAGCTGACAGATGCTATTGGCGATGCAAAGCAGTTAACGGATAGTTTTAATCCTGACCAAAAGTTTAAAGCATTGGGCGCATCGTTAAACGGTGTTCTCGGTGGGTTTACAGCTTTGACAGGGGCTATGGGTTTGCTCGGTGTAGAGAGTGAAGATGTGCAAAAGCAGTTGTTAAAAGTTCAATCAGCCTTAGCCTTGTCACAGGGGTTGAATCAGATAGGCGAATCAATCCAGTCTTTCAAAACTCTTGGTGCTACAATTGTTCAAACGCTTGGTAAAAGTGGTGCTATTGGGTTGGCTATTGCCGGGGTAACGGCTTTAGGCTTGGCAATATCAGGAATCTTCAACAAGCGGCAAAGGGATGATGTAAAGGCGTACAACGAAACATTAAAAGATTATTACAAGGCGGCAACACAGGCAAGGCAGACGGTAACTGAGGTAAAGATAGCTTTTGAACAGGCCAGGGCCGGTGTGATACGAAAAGACCAAGCTTTAAAAATTTACAATGAAACGCTTGGAGATTCCCTCGGCACGACAAACGACATCAACGAAGCGGAAAGGATTACCACAGAAAAGGCAGACGATTACATAAAAGTTACTGCCTTAAAAGCTCAGGCCAATGCTTTATTTGCTAAGGCGGCAGATCAGGCGGCTGATGCTTTGATAGCACAGGACGAACTTTTAAAAAAGGGGCCGGTAAATATTTTAGGTGTCAACTTAACGGATAAGGCAAACGCTGCACTCGAACAGGCAAAAAAGGGAGCAGCGGATATTCAAAAGTTAGGCGAGGACTTGCTAAGGCAGGCCGGGGAATTGTCAAAAAAGACCGGGATAAATATTGGCGGTGGTACAGCCGGGTCAGCAGGTGGCCGGAATAGTCAAGCCGTCAAAGAGCAGAAGGAAGAAACTGAGGAAATATTGTTGAACTGGAGTATAAGGAAAGACAATGTTTTACTCAGGCAGCAGGAGTTATCTGAAAGCCTCAAAAAGAACCGTCAGGAGTTGGTTGACTTTGGCAGGACAATAGAGCAGCAGGAATTTGATGAAAAGATAAAACTGTTAGACCTCGAACTGGATATTGAAGAAAATGCCACTAAGCGTAAAATTGAATTGGCTGAGGAAGAAAGAAGGGCAAAGGTTACGGCAGCTCAATCTATTGGAAACGCTTTAGGGGCTTTGTCTGATTTGGTAGGAAAGGAAACGGCGGCGGGTAAGGTGTTGGGCATAGCTCAGGCAACTATAAACACTTTCATAGGTGCTACCGAAGTGTTGAGGGCTAAGTCTGTTTTGCCTGAGCCGTTTGGTACGATTTCAAAGATTGCTAATGTGGCGGCTATTATTGCAACGGGATTGGCGGCGGTAAAGAATATAGTAAAAACTCCTGTTCCGGGTTCTTATAGTGGGGGCGGGGGGAATGTACCAACGACTTCACAGGTTACACCATTGCAGCCGCAGATACAGAATACCAATACGCTGCTTAATCAGAATCAGTTAAATCAGATCGGCAATGCAACTGTGAGGGCTTTTGTGGTTGAGTCTGATGTAACGAATAATCAGGAGAGAATAAGGAGGCTGAACCGGGCGAGTCGCATCTAAGAAGCATACTTCCATTTATACCCAAATGCTAAATTTCTCCTACCGTTGCATACTGATGCTATGTTCCCGGTATTTGGCTTATTAAATTCAATACCTGCATCTCTGACACACTCAAACCTTTTTATTTCTATTTCTGTTTTAGGGTTAATCATAATTACAGGTCTATACAGGGTTCCTATGAAAGTAAACTATCATGCCATAAAGATAATACTTCTTAAACGCAACACCTGACGGATATTGCCATATCCTTTCATGAAGTTACCCGTTTTTGAGCTTGTAATAAACCCGGACGAATCTTCAGATGCTGAGGTTTCATTTGTGGCATTGGTTGACAAACCAGCGATTGAAAAGAACTTTTTAGCTTTTAACGCTATCCCTTTACAGTTTGCGGTTAATGAGGAGAAAAGAATTATCTCCGGCCCTGCTATGGTGGCCGAATCCCTTATTTACAGACGGGACGAACAAGGCGAATACAATGTTTTCTTTTCAGCAGCAACGATAAAAGAGATTGCTTTAAAGTTTTTCAAAAAAGACTATCAAAAGAATCTCAACCTTTTCCACGATCCATCCCTGCCATTGAACGGGGTAACGATTTTTGAATCCTTTATTTCTGATAAAGAAAGGGGCATACAGCCGATGAAAGGCTTTGAAGATTTGCCTGACGGTTCCTGGTTTATTTCTGCCAAAGTTGAGAATGATGAAGTGTGGGCTAAAATCAAATCAGGTGAAGTAAAAGGGTTTTCAGTAGAGGGTATATTCTCCTATGTTAAGAAGCAAAAGACAATGGAGGAGCAGATAGCGGAACTTTTAAATGCAACACTTCCCCAAAACAGCCATTTTAATAAAAGCGGCTTTATGAATGAAGTGCAAAAATTAGTTTCAGCCTTTAGGCAAAAATTTTTCGGGCCAGAGGTTCCTCCGGCGGCTCCAGCCCCTGCACCTGCTCCGGCTCAACCTTTGAATACGGATTACCAGTTGAAAGACGGTACTCCTGTTTCTATTTCTGAGTTGGCTGAGGGTGGTGTGGTTTTGGTTGGTGAAGCACCTGCTCCGGCGGGTGAGCATGAACTGGCTGACGGCACTAAATTAACAGTTGGGGAAGGTGGGGTTATTACCTCAGTTACCCCGGCAGTAGCCGCAGCAGCACCGGCAGCTCCAACGGATTACTCAAAAGAGTTTTCTACGATCAACGAAAAATTCGCAGGTTATGAGCAAAAGTTTGCAGCCTACGAAGAAAAGTTTAAGCAGCAGGAGGAGGCTATTCAGCGGGCAATGGCTATGAATGAGAAACTCTTTGCAGTAGTTGAGAAGCTGGCAGAAATGCCAACGGCTGACCCGGTGACAACAAATAATTCATTTTCCTCTGCTAAGGAAACAACAAAAGCGGAAAAGCTGAAAGCCTTAGCAGAAGGATTAAAAAATCTTAAAAACAAATAAAAATGGCATTTACCGTATCAAGTTTAACGGCGTACGTTAACGAACAATCAACCGAATTGCTGACCGCTTTACAGTTTGAAGCTGAAACAGCGAGTTTTGCAAATGTGCAGACAGGGATTAAAAGCTCTGCGGCCTTACAACTGTTGGCGAACAGCCCTGTACCACAGGACGGCAGCTCTTGCGGTTTTAATGCCTCAGGAGATACCACGTTCACGCAAAGAACATTGTCTACTTCTGCCATCAAGTACCAGGACACTCTTTGCCCCCGTACATTGGAGGCTAAGTGGACGCAAATAATGCTGAAGAAAGGCCAGAACTACGATGAGAGTTTTGCCCCTGAAATCATGCGGGCAATCCTCGATGATGTGATGAAGCAGATCAAACGCAGACAGGAAACTGCAGACTGGCAGGGTGATACAACAAACGTATCTTCTTATCTGAACCGTTATGACGGTCTGATCAAAATAATTGCAGCAGCTACCACAGGTGGTACGGCCACAGCAGTAGCCGGCCCGGTGACAACTTCCAATGTTCGTACAATCGTTTCAAACATCGTTTCGAAGATCGGTACAGTATCTACGCTGGTAGGTAACCCGGATGTAAAAATCTTTATGGGTTACGACATTGCGGAACTGTATCGTCAGAAAATATTTGCTGATAACCTGTACCATGTAAACGGTCAGGGCGGTCAAAAGGGAATGATGGCTGAGGGTTCTGTACACGAGATCGTTCCGGTGCATGGTCTGGATGGCCTGGGAGCAACTTCAGGCGCTGCAAATCCTTTCATCTTTGCCCTCGATCCTACAAGGAACTTGTACCTGGGTGTTGATATGGAAGGTGAGGACGAAGAAAGCAAGGTGTGGTACTCTCAGGACGATGATAACGTGAAGTATTCATTCAGGTTCCGCAGAGGATGGCAGGTTGCATATCCTTCAGAGATCATCGAGTACGCAAACAGTTAATTAACCGGGGGCCTCAAAACCCCCTTTAAATATTTATCATGGCTTGTGCTTTAACAGCGGGTTATAGTTTAGATTGCCGGGATTCGGCAGGCGGGCTAAAATCCGTTTACTTTATTGAGATTGATAACGTAACCGGGGTAGTACATTCTTCTGGCACCGTAACAGCCATTTCAAAAGCTAATAACAAACGGTTTTGGAAGTATAACCTGAAAAGAGGTACATCAAGTGCTGTGGAGGCTTATAATGACAGTTCAGAAAATGGTACTTCATTCCATACTCAAACTGTCACAATCATCTTAAATAAGATGCAGGCGGCTACCCGTAACGAAATAGCTCTATTGGCTCAGAACAGGCTTGTCGCAGTTTTGGAAGATCGGAACGGAAAATATTGGTTGTACGGTAAAGAGAACGGACTTGAAAGAAATGGCGGGCAGGCTGGAACGGGAACGGCAATGGGAGATCGGAATGGCTATGAATTGATTTTTACAGGTGAAGAAAAAGACTCAGCACTCGAAGTGAGTTCAAGTGTAATTACGACCCTGGAAACGCCATAATGCTGGATGTAAGTAGAATAAATAACCCCCTTTTTAGGGGGTTTTTCATTTGCAACAAAAAGCCAAGATTGCCATATAGTTGTATGATTGTGTTGACTATTAATGAAACAAGTGAAAGCTTTGTAGTAACGCTGAATGAAAAAAGGACACTTACATCAGGGTATTACCTCTTTGTTTTCACCAACATAACAACAAAGGCGGTCAAGACAAAGATTTACAATTTTACGGAAGATAACAGCAGCTACCCGGATCGATTCAACCAGTTTGACATAAACACATCAGTAGTTTTTTCAGGGGCAGATACGGGGGAATGGCTTTATAATGTGTACGAGCAGGCCAGTTCAAGCAATACAGATGTGACCGGACTTACTGAAGTTGAGAGGGGGCTATTGAAACTAAACGCAGCAACGGAATTTGAATTTGAAAAATACAATGAGTCAACAAGCTACAAGCAATACACCGGCTGATAATATCATCTTCTTGGGGTTTGCAGACAATAAAGTACCGGAGTTTAAAGAGGTAAGCTCAAAAGAGTATATCCTTTTTGGGGAGGACAATAAATTTCCTCAGCATCTTCTTAACCTTTACAATAAGTCGAGCAATCACAATGCTATTGTAAACGGCAAAACGACTTACATTATGGGTAAGGGTTTCCCTACAAACCCGATAGTTAACCGCAACAAAGAAACGATCAACAAGGTATTCCGTAAATTTTGTACAGATATTGAATTATTCGGCGGGGGTAGGTTTCAGTGTATATGGAAGATGGGCGGCGGTTTAGAGATAAGCCATATTCCTTTTCAGTGTTTACGGGTGGCCAAAGATGCCAAAGGCTATTGGTATAAAAAAGACTGGACGAAGATGGATAGCCGGGACGATAAAAAAGTATTCATTCCGGCTTTTGACCCTGAAGATAAAAAGGGTGTTCAGATTTTCGCCTACGATGAATACAGGCCCGGATGCGATAAATATCCCTTACCAGGTTATTTTGGAGCATTGAACGATATTGAGACAGATGTAGAGATTTCTATTTACAATCTGTCTGTGATGAAGAACGGTCAGTTTTCCGGTAAAATGGTTTCTTTTTTTAACGGGGTTCCGACTGAGGAAGCCAAAAGGAAATTAGAGAAAAGGTGGGAAGATAAGTTTAACGGGTCGGGCAATGCGGGCCGTACTATGTTAGCCTTTAATAACGGAACGGACAAAGAGCCTGTTATCAGCGACCTTTCCACAACCGATTTGGATAAGCTGTTTGAGCAGTTAAATAAAACGGTCCAGTCTGAGATATTTTCCGGCCACCAGGTTACTTCACCGATGCTCTTTGGAGTTAAGGAACCGGGGCAATTAGGCGGCAGGAGTGAGATACAGGATTCATACGAGATATTTAAAAACACCTATGTAAATGATAAGCAGATGGCAATCGAGGAAGTGCAGGCTTTCTTTGCCCCGCTTATAGGAACTAAACCCGAAAAACTTATCCCGGTTGAGCCATTAACAACAATGGTCAACCCGGTAGATTTTAAAGAGATTTTACCGGCAGATTGGGTACTGGAAAAATTGGGTATTGACAAGGCGAAATATCTTCCAGATGGCGGGGTTGGTCCGTTACCGGGTCAGCCTATGTCAGTAAATGAGAACCTGAAAAACTTAACCGGCAGGCAGCATCAGCAGCTATTAAGGGTTATCCGGCAGGTGGGTAGTGGTAAAATGACAAGAGAGGCGGCAACGGTGATACTCAAAAGTTCCTTAGCCTTGTCTGATGATGAAATAAATACTTTACTCGGCGGGTCTAATTTTGATGCCGATATTTCAGAAGAAGAATATGCTGCCTTGCAGTTTGCAGAAGTGGGTTTGCCAAAAGATGATTTTATTGTGGTCAAGTCATTCAAGTTTGATTCACAAAAAGAGTTTGAATCATTTGCTGACCTGTCACAGGTTGATAGTGACATTGTAAACCTTATCGGAAAGGACAAAAGGATCACCCCTAAAATAATAGCGGAAACGCTGAAGAAAGACCCTGACTATGTGGCAAAGCGTATCAGGTCGCTGCAAGAGGCCGGTGTGTTGACCGTAACAACGTCAACTATTGGTCTTGATGTGATAGTAGAAAGGGCGATAAACCCTGAGGTAATAGACAGCAGGCCCACTCCTGATACGGTTGATGTATATGTGAAATATTCGTATGAAGTCAAACCGGGGTTAGGGCCGAGCATTATTGAAACTACCAGGCCGTTTTGTGCAAAGCTGATTGAGTTAAACCGTCTTTATACCCGTTCAGAAATAGAGAGCATTTCCCAAAGATTGGGGTATTCTGTTTTTGACAGGTCGGGCGGTTGGTGGGGATCAAAGCCACAGTGCCGCCATGAGTGGAAAAGAAACGTAGTAATTAAGAAAAGAAAAGCCAAATGAGCCAGAACGTACTATTAATATCTGTTGACATTATAAAGGATAGGACTGCTATCCATGACAATATTGATGAAAAGCTGATTTACCCTGAGATAAAGATGGCTCAGGATATGTACATTCATCCTATCCTTGGAACGGCTCTTTACGATAAAATTATAGGGGATATAAACGCAAGCGGCACCACAACGGGATATTACAAAACATTGCTCGATAATTATATTATTGATGCTTTGTTATACTATGTATTGGCCGCATTGCCACAGGCTCTATCTTTCCAGTTTTGGAATAAGGGGGTAGTTCGTAAACAAGGTGATAGCACAGAATTACCCGCATTATCTGAATTGGTTGACCTATCGAATAACTACCGTACAAAAGCAGAGTGGTATGCTGAGAGGCTTACGCTGTACTTAAAGCAGAACGCTTCATCTACCGTACTGCCTGAATATCTGCAACCGGGGGATGGTATCGATACGTTGCAGCCGGAAAATTCAGCCTTTACGATGCCGATTTATTTAGGTGATGATTGTGGTTGTCAATCTTTGGATAAAAATAATTGTAACGATGGGCAAAAATATTGGTAAAAAAACTCTTGAAAAACTTAAACAGTATTACTTTTTAAAAAATGGCACTAACGTTAAATCAGGTAGTCGCAAGATTAAAAAGCCTGGCACTAAGCCACCTTCAGATCAATAGTGTCTATTTTGGGGATGTACCTGAATTTGATGCTAATGGTGATGTGAATTATCCGGCTTGTTTTATCGAGCAAACGGCGGGAGTGCTGAATGATGAAGAACATTTACAGCGGTTTGGCTTCCGGGTTTATTTTGTTGACCGGGTGGGGGTGAGTGAAGATGCTGAGGGCAATGAGTTGGAAGTCCTGAGTGATATGACAGGGGTGGCAACTGATTTCAAGGCTATGATCAATTATAGCGGCTATCAGGATGATTGGGAGATAGACCCTGCAAGTGTGGTAACACCTGTAACGGAAAGCCTTAACGATATGGTTGCCGGGGTGTATATGGATATTCTGATAGCGGTTGATTATTTGGTAGATCGATGCCAGGTTCCGGCAGAAGATGTAACATTTGAAACTGATTTTGATATGGCAAGGACAAGGATATTAACTTATACCGGTACGGGGTCTGAGGGTTCTTCGTTTACGGTTACGGATTTGGCTGGAAAAATTGTGCTGGCAGCATATCGGGCGGGAAATTACAAGCGGGTAATAGTAACCACTCCGACAGATACGGACAAGATTAAGGTGACAGGAACGGACCTGGGAAACCGGAAAGGAATTTTGTCGAGTGATGGAACGGTGGCCTTGCAGACAGGTGATGCGTTAATGAGTGGGGAGGTACTGGATTTTATATTATGGGAATAAATTTTAACTATGAAACGGGCATTATTTTTTTTATTGTTACTGATTTCTTTTGAAGGATTTGGCCAGGTAAAACAGAAACCTCTCAGCTATGGTGTTGAATATAGCAGGGTGCAGGCTGATAGTGCTTTGCGGATTCCTACTGTTACGGTAGGGATTAAAAATGCTTATGCTGGACTTGATACAGCGCAACTTTATTACAACAAGACGGATAGCGGAGTATATGTTTATACTGGTAGCCAATGGCAAATAATTGGGGGTGGTTCTGATAAAATAGACACGGTGCAAACTTACACAGGTTTACGGGACTACACAGGATCAGCCAAAACATTGATACTTACCGATTCCCTGAGAAGCGGAACATTTTATTACACCGGCGAATCTGAAAACGGAGCCACCGTTATTGACGGATGGAGAAGGGTGTTTGATGGCATTCACTACAAACCTGAGTGGTTTGAGATTGGAGGCAAAGACATGAACGGAGCAAGTTATAACCGGCTTACTGGTACAGGTATAGGTTCGTGGGCAAAAGCCATTGCTCAAGCCTGCTTGTTGGCAGGTAAAGGGGCAGTTATTGAATATAACAAGGCTTTTGAATATCCAATTGACCGGTTAATCCCAATAAAACAAGAACAAATTCATAGTGGCGGTAGATTAAAAAGAGCTGCACCGGTCTGGACTTTGTTGTCCAATAATGAAAGCATTGGCTCAACTTCAATAGAAGTTGCAGATGCAAGCAACTTACAGGCTGGTATGATGTTTTTAATAAAAGGAGCTGGTACAGATGGCAGTCACGGCGACAATTCAAATGGAACTACGGGAACTGAATGGCATGAAATATTATCTATAAGCGGCAACACATTAACCATATCCGGCAGTGTGTACCGTATTGAAAAGGCGATGCTGGCCGGTGATACGCTGATAACAGTTGCTCCATTGTTGTATCGACAGAATTCTATTCTTGGGGCAAGTGATAGCGATTACATAGTTATCTGCCGTGATATGACTTTCGATGGCAACTACTCCCAGAACAATAAATTTATCGACTATCAGCAACCCGCCACTATTGAAATGTTTGGCGGTTATGTAATTGCTGATAACTGTACATTCAAAAATATTCCGGGAGAAAATATCTACACCACCGGCGGGTATGTTACCAACTGTGTGGCTAATAATTTACAGGGCTCATTTGCACACGGCACTAATAACCTGCAAACAATCGACAGTCTTTACCAGGAGTTTGTAGTGGTCAATCTTAAAGCCGATTCGGTGGGGCTTGGCACTGCCGAATTGCAAGGGCACAGTGAAAGCATACTGTGGGTCAATTCAACAAAAACAGCTAACAGCAAATGGATTGACTGCATTGTTAGCAACAGCGGCATGGCCGGTCGTGGCAAAGCATTATGGAGTGGCAATGCAGATGATGGCATTGTTCAAGTTATTCGGGGCACTTATAAAAAAGCAAGGGGCATTATGGATCTGTCGGGCTGCGACAGCACTACCGCCAAAGGCAGCAGGGTATTGATACAGGATGCTAAATTCAACAACTGCGGCTGGCTGCAAATAACAGGGTCGGGAAATGAAACCCGAAGGGATAACGGGCTGAAAGATGTGGGTATTTACCGCAATACATTCATTAATACAAGGGCTTATTTTGATGGCATAGCCGGGCTTGATGTTATCGGTAATAAATTTTACTCAGACAGCAGCACCAATATTTTTAATGACACAAGAGCCAGCGGTACCGGCACATCCAGTACGTTTTTGGGCACCGGCCAGCAGACTATGCTGTTAATTTCCGCCTATACAGACAGAGTTAATTTCCAGGATAATTATGTGGAGGGCTTTAAGAACGACAGCATAATGACCGGGCTTACCATTGTTGTCAACGACAGTGTGTACCGCAAAGAAAGCACTGCTA